ATCCGGGACACACACACGAGAAGAATTTAATCAAGGGTGATTAATCGTGTTTGCTGTGTTCGGGGCTCTATGGGGTGTTTATGCGCGTCTGAGAGGGTATCACGGAACGGTTTGAATCTCTCTCTATTCTCGTTGCCGTCCCCCGTGGTTGCGTCTCATGTTCTAACAGCGGCATTGAGGATAGGTAGGGTTTAACAGCGTTGGTCTGCTACCTTGCGTCACGTTGTGGTGACCATGTTCAATGTTTGTATCGTTGCTAATGCTTGTTGCGTTACGTTAGATTGTTGCTTGCTCTGTAATGGTCTGTGGTTTCTTACTCCTCATTCATTGTTGCGGGTTCTTGTGGCGGAATAAGGAATGCCCCCCATGCTAGAAAACAGGTTAAAACACAAGGCTTAACCATCATTGATATTTCTAACATAGGGGACATTCAATAGAACCATTCACCGCCGCTGGGACTGCGTATGGAACCTATCATGCCAAGCACGGGAATTATTCGCGCTTACGACCGGGTACGTGTGCGATAGCGTTCTATATGAGGGGGCTTCTGGGTATCCTTGATTCAGCCAAGCTAATCGCTCTTTGCGTCCTTTGGGTCTCCACGTCGATTCTAACGTGGCGCTTTGTTTCGTCACTAGCGGTACGCAAGCCGCCGCAGGTTTCTTTCTTACGCTACATACTCTCTTTTGAGCCGCGAGGGTAACCTTTCCACCCCTCTCGCGTTCCCTCTAATCACATCGAACCTCTGACGCTTTCAAGGACTTTATTCGATTATCAACCCCGGTAGCCATATAGCTCTAGCGGGCTTGTGATTCAATCGTATACCACGGGAAAACAGGTTTTCAAGGTTTGCCCAATTGTTAGCGTTCACATAACCATTCTTGTCTCATATCGTGGTCACGCTTGCACGAAAACGAAACATGTGTATAATGAATAGTGCGTTCTCAATTGACAGGGCTTCTGACAGCCCTATTATTTGGGTTGGGGTACAGTGGGCGCAAACGCTGTACCCCTTTTTCATACCCTGAATCAGCTAAGCATGTTCTCGCCTAAGATGGAACCTATGAGAGCCGAGAAAATCACCGAGGTACTGGAAATATCCGGTATCAAATTAGACAAGTGGCAGCGCGACGCGTTGGACACCATGCTGACAAAACCATTGAGTGGGTTATGCGCGCCACGACAGAACGGAAAAACGTTCCTCATACTCGCGGTCTGCATCATCAACGCGATAGCCGAGGGACGCACAGTGTATTACACAGCGCACCTTCAAAGCACCGTCAACGAGATAGCAGCCAACTGGATACGATTCTTCAGGCAACCCCAATTCAAACCCCTCATCGAGAAGTTGCAGACAGCGCTCGCAAGACAGCAGGTCACCTTCGTCACTGGCGGTCGAATCATCTTCAGCACAAGGAACGCGCAAGCGGGAGTCGGATTCAGCGTCGATACCCTCATCTGCGACGAATCCCAGCTCATGAGCGGGTTCGAGTATTCACAGCTCGCCCCTATCGTTTCCGCGTCAAAGAAACAGCCGCGAATCATCATGGTAGGCACTCCATTGCTGGCAGACGACGCGCATCGAATCACAGGCAGCCCCTTCCAGAAGATGAAGTATGAGGGCAACCCCAACTTCATCGCGTATGAAGCCGCGAAATATTACTCACCCGACATTGATATTTGGGACGACGAACTGTTCCACAAAGCGAACCCCGGGTACAGGCGCGTTCATAACGACACGTTGCAAATGGAACGCGAAACCATGACTCATCTCGCTTTCTGCCAACAACGCCTAGGGTGCTGGCTGCCCCCCCAAAGCGACATCGACACTCACGCCCCCGCCTACTCAAAAGACATGGTGAACAATTTCATCACGAAGAACGGGGCGAAGAGTCCCCGGTACGCGGTCGGTATCGGTTTGGACGATTACAGCAAGAGCGCCTATATCGCCACGTATGCCGACGGGGTGTCGGAACTGGTTCGACGTTTCGACATCGAAGAGGGTGGATTGACGGAAATCGCTGGCTGGCTTGCGGCACGGAGTCGTCAAATCACCACCATCACCATGAGGAAGACCGGCAAAACGGACGCGGTGAAAGAACTCATCGCCGGACACAAGCGCCTATGGTCTAACACGAAAACCTTAAGCAGACCCGCCACCACCCCCGCCTACTTCACCTTCAAAGAGCAATTAGAGCGGGGAACGCTTAAAGTGTGGGGGAACATAGAAGCGAGAACCGCGTTAGGCACCATGTGGTATCAGCAGACCAAAAGCGGAACCACCATCATCAGTGCCCCCACGAAAGACGTTGAGACAGCCGCCCAAGCGCTCGCGATGAGTGTTGCGCAAGGAGCAAGCACACGCCCGCGCACGACAGGAACAGGAGCAACCCTGATATGACAGACGAACAAATGACCCCCGACGACGTTGCCAAAATGCGGTCACTCATCAACATCGGTATTCCACCGCAAACCATCGCCACCACTCTCGGCTACCCTTTGGAAACCATCAGCGTGAAATGCTCGGAGCTATACGGGGACGAATATATACTTAAAATCGAACGCTTGAGAATGCTGTACGCAGCCCTTGCCAAGCCCATACAGGAAGGAAACACTGGCGCGGTCAAAACAGCCGCCTACATTCTTGAGCAAATGAGTCCGACGAAGCTCATGGCAGAGCAAGCCGGGTTCCATTCAGACACAAGACTCCTCAATGCCCTTGGAATGCAAGGGAAAGGATAATAACTATGTCAAAATATTCGCAGCGTCTTTACGTGATTCTCTTAGCCCTCATGGTTATGGGCGGTATCGCAAGCAACATCGGAGCCACCAAACTCTTCCCCTACATCGCGGGAGCCACCCTTCCCGCTGGGGCAATCCTCGTCCCCACCAACTACATCTGTGGGGACATGCTCACGGAAATATACGGATTCAAGAGAGCGCGGAAAACGATTCTTCTCACGTTCCTCACCACCCTCATCGCCACTCTCTATTTCCAGCTCGTCGTCATATTGCCCGCCGCGCCCAGTTGGGACGGTCAAGAGCACATCTCATACGTTCTCTCACAAACCCCCCGCATACTCATCGCATCCTTCACCGCGTTCATCGCGGGACAATTCCTCAACGCATTCATCATGAGTGTGATGAAACAGAAAGACCAAGAGAAGCGCCTTGGCTTGCGCTGTATCCTCAGCACCCTCATGGGCGAGACAGCCGACTCCCTCATCTTCGTAGGAATCGCATTCACCGGAATCCTCCCTGAACAAGTCATGTGGACGATGATAATCGCGCAAGCAATCACGAAAACCCTCATCGAAATAGTCCTCTATTTCAGCGCCACCAAATGGCTAATCCAAACATCAAAGAAGCATATAGCAAAGGAAATCGCCTAATGAAACCATTACAGGTCACGGACTACCCCCTGAAAAACCTCGTCCCCTATGAGAACAACGCGAAAAAACACACCCCCGCGCAGATAGCCGACATTCAACGCAGTATCGAATTGTACGGAATGAACGACCCCATACAGGCATGGCACAACTCGAAGGGCGACGCGGTGATTCTCGCGGGGCATGGGCGGTATGAAGCCCTCACCCGCATGGGACGTGAAAAGGCGCCAGTCATCTTCCTTGACGGATTGAGCGAAGACCAAGCAAGAGCGTACAGCCTTGTGCACAACCAACTGAACCTTGAGACAGGGTTCGACCTCGACATGCTCGCCCAAGAACTCAGCTCAATCCCCGAAGACCTCTTGGACGGATTCACGTTCCCCGTCGACACTGATTACATCGACCTCACCGACGAACGAATGAGCGAATTCCTCGGAGAAATGAGAGATAAGGAAAACAAGCGACTCGAAGAAGACATGACCAACGACCACGAATCTCAAAACGGTGACCACAATGTGGACATTCCGAAGGTTCGCGTCAAATGCCCCCACTGCAACGAGATATTCGAGGTCAACAATGCTACCGTACTTAGCTAACACGGATTATTACCGATACAACGGCATCACCCTACCGGAAATAGGCGCAGACAACGGAGTGAGATTCAGACACCTCCTCTTCAGCTACTATTATTTCCGTAACATTCCCCCTGACCGAATAAGCAAGATATTGGACAATCTCGACACTTGTCTCATAGATTCAGGCGGCTTCACCCTCAAGAAAACGAAAGAGGGCAAGGAATGGAACCAAGAATATTTCGACGGCTACTTACGTTTCATCGAGGAATGGGCAGACCACCCCAAAATACGCGGATTCTTTGAATACGACGCAATCAGCGACCTAGGGCAGCGAACCCTAGTTCATGACGAGATGAACAAACGCAGCGAAGGCAAGACCATACCCATATGGACGGTATTGGACAGCCCCAAATATTTCGTCAAACTGTCAAAAGAATACGACATCGTGAGCTATTCGCAGGTGTTCAGCAAACTCCCCCCTGACATCATCAAAAGCCTAGCGGGAACAGCCCACAAGCACGGTGCCAAACTCCACGCGTTGGGAGCCGTGAGCAAACGCGTCTACCATGCTGGCGTTGACTCAGGTGACTCCACCTCATGGGCGGCGGTCTTACAGGGGCGACGCAACAACCTCCCCGCGCTGCCCTTCAAGAAACTGCTGGGAGACGGTTTCGAGAAAAAGAGCAAAGACCCCGGAGTACCATTGTCTGTAGCGGGCGCAATGACAACATTGTGGCGGCAAGAATACGAAAAGGAGTGATTATGGGTAGAGCAGGTGGCGGGGCGACCGTCGGCGGACGACCACGCGGCGGCTCGGACATGAGCATTCGGCTACGCGGCGTTCGGACTGCCAATGTTCGAGCACGCAGAGCAGCGCAACGTCTTTTCGGATTAGCGGCATAACAACCAAAAGGAGTGATTGAAATGGGTAGAGCAGGTGGCGGCTCAGGACGTTCGGGAGCACGCAGCGGGAATAGGGTCACTCGGGCATTCTCCCGTGCTGGCTCAGGAATCCGCTCAGCAATGAGCAACGCACTCGGAAGGGCACGTCGTCTTTTCGGGCGTTAAAATAATCAGGTGATTATTTCTCTCTTATCCGGCGGGGTTGATTCTTCACTATTGTTAGCGAAAACAATGGAAGAGCACCCCGCTGAAACATATCTCGCCATACACTGCGAAATACACAAAGCAAACACCCAAGCAGAATCAAAAGCAGCAGAACGCATAGCAAAAACATTGCAAGTGGATTACAAGACAATCCCCATGCCGGAATTATGGGACGTTTCTAACGGCGAAGACAACTTCCCCCTCCGTAATTTCGTCGCAGCATTGCTCGCAAGCGCCACAATCCCCGAAAACACTGACGCAACAATCCTCATCGCAAGCCAACCCGGGAACAACGACCAAAACATACGCGCCATAAAACACCTCGATAAGGCAGTCAGAATCGCAACAGGCGGTCACACCCGCATAAAAGCACCCCTCCGGTCACAATCTCGATTAGACTTGCTCTACGGGGCAGACAATCACCTCAGAACACGTATCCTAGAAGAAACGTATTCATGCGAGAAAGGGAACAAACCATGCGAAACTACAGAAACCACATTCTATGCGTGGTGTCCGAAGTGCAGGGACAGGGCGCGGACGATACGGGCAGCACGGAACCTATGGAGCCAACCACCCCATCAGAGGAACCGACAACCCCTGACAGCGCACCTGATGAACCTCAAGGACAGGACACTGAAAAGAATGAACCGGCTGAACAGGTAGAAGACAAAACAGCCGACATCAACCACATCATCGAAAAACGACTCAACCGGCAGCGTGAGAAGCTCGAAGCCGAATTCCAAGTGAAATTGGAAGAAACCGTAGCCGACATCAAAAAACAGCATGAGGAAAGAGACAACAAAGCCGCAGACCTCATGTATGAGAACAAAGTGTTGACCGTGGCAATGGAACAAGGCGTGAACCCGAAGCTCTTGCGTAAAGTTGACCGGAACGCAGACCTTGAGGAATTCGCCCAAGAACTCAAAAAGTTCACCCGCCCTCAAGCCGTCGGCACGATTGATATTTCCAACAGCAAACAGCAGAAGCAAGCAACGAACATTGATAAGATAGTGAACAGGCTCATCGAAGGCGACAACGATTAGCCCAAAACAGAAAACAATCAGCCGGAACCCCACGCATAACAAACAAACAATAGTGCGAAATAGGCTCAAACAAGGGGTTCCGGTTTTTTCATGCCCGGTGAGGTATCATGTGAACTGACGTTGACGAACGGGAAAAACGGCGCAAACATCAAACACATGAAACAAAGGCAATGAAATGGCAGCAGATACCACACAACTGTATATGCCGGAAGATGACACCGCCGAGCTTGTCGCTCAGGTTGTCAAGTCCTCCGCAATCCTGAACCTCTCCACCGAGGCAATCGGTTCCCGCGCAACCTCGACCAAGCGCGTCCTAGAGAACTACACCGTCGAAAACGACGCTCAGTTCCACATCGACCGAGATACCCCCAAGACCATCGCCAAGGACGAACTCGAAAACGTCGAGATTGACCTTTACCCGCTGTACAAAATCATCAAGCTTGACGAAGACCAAGCGAACGACCGCAGAGTGCTGACGAACCTCATCGCCAACCGTCTGCCCGCCAAGCTCGCTGAATCCATCGACAAGGCAGTGCTGGGTGCTGGCGTTACCGCCCCCACCACGAACTTCGACACGTTCACCGGTTCAGGAATGACCCCCGCGAACGTTTCGGATTACGCGACCCTCACCGCCGCCTACTCCAAGGTGTTCGAGAACGACGGCAACGCGACCGGTTGGGTTATGCCGAACGCGTTCCTCAGCAAGCTCTACTCTATGTTCACCACAGACGGACTCCCCTATTTCCAGCCCGGCGCAATCGGTGACGGAATGCCATTGTTCGGCGCAACCTCCTACTTCCGTAAGGGATTGACGAACGGCATCGTGGGAGATTGGTCTTACACCCGTTTCGCACTCGGACCTTCCATCAAGTTGCAGCGTATCGACACCGGTATCACCCTTGCGACCGAAAACAAGATTGCATACAAGTGCGAGCTGCAATTCGGTTTCCGAATCATCGACAAGAAGAAGTTCTCGGTGATGAAGCCCGCAGAAGCAGCCCCCGGAGCCTAAAAGTAATGACATACAGGGGAGCCTTAAACGGTTCCCCTCCTCCTTATTCATCAACGATAGAAAAGGTTAGAAATGGCTAACAATTCATTAGACGTGACCACCACAAAGGGTGACGTTAAGGGTGGCGCACTTTGGTACGCTCCCAAGGGCACCACGCCCCCTGAGCTAGAGGAGTTGGGCACCGAACTCGGTTCCGAATTCAAGCGTCTTGGTTTCGCGTCCGAAGACGGCACAAGCAACGAGATTGAGACGGACGGCGACGACAAGAAAGTTTGGGGCGGCATCATCGTCGGCAAGACCCAAACCTCCTTCAAGGAAACGTACACTCTCCGTTTCGCGTGCTCGACCGATTTGGACGTTCTCAAGATTGTCTATGGCGACGCGAACGTCACCGAAGACACTGGCAAGACGAGCGCGAAGATTCTCCACAAGGCAGGTATCGCGCCGGAAGGTGTTTTCGTCGTCAAAGCACTCACCGATGACGGTCGTCCCCGCTGGTTCGTTATTCCCAAGGGCGTTCCACAACGTGATATTTCCGTCGATTACACAGACGGTGACATCACGGTCTATGAGGTCACTGTTGACGCGAACAGCGATGATAACGGCGTATCCTCCTATGAGCTGCTGAACACAGTCCCAAAAGCATAGCGGCGGAACCGCCCGAAAGAGCAGCGCAATCGACGGAACCAACGACAACGCCGGACTCATCGCTTGAAGACGACGTCGCATAAAAATAAATAAGGAGTGACGCGAATGTTGACAGGAATGCCAACCGCGTTGCAGATTATAGAAGCCCTTGGTTTGGAATACGATTCTGAATCAAGGGTTACTAATATCTTGCAACGCGTGAACGATTATCTTGAAATGGAACTGGAAATGGCGGGGGCTGGCACCCCGTATCCGAAAGCTGTGAATGAGGTTGTGTTGCGTCTCATGAGCCGCTGGTATCAGGCTGAGGAAGTGTCCGGGGGCGGATTCGTGCAACGGAACGAATCAATCGGGGACAGGTCACAGAGCGGCACCCTCCGCACTTCGGCGGTCTTGACCGGCTGGGATTGGTTGCGGCTCGATTTCCAAATGAAACGACTCCTCGGAATCAGCAGAGGGAACAGGATTGTTCACCGGTATGTAGAGGAGTGGTAGGAATGCGCGTGGCGTTCGAGATACCCCCGAAAATGCTGGTATCGGACAACTCAAGGTTCAACAGGTATGAGAAGGCGCGGCGCACCCACGCTTTGCGACTCATGGGCGGTGAGGCACCGGCACCACCATTGAAATGGAATCCCGAACGCCCGTGTGAGATAACCATCATCATGAATCCCCCCACTCGTCGTCTCTACGATTTGAACAACCACAGCCTGACGACCAAACCCTTGATAGACGGATTACGCGACCGTGGTTATTTCACTGACGACAACATCACCGTGATACGACGCATGACCCTTTTAGCGGGCAAGGTAGGATTAAGTAAGGGCAAATGGGTTGTCACCTTCGAGATAGAGGACTTCAATGTTTGAAACAGAAATGAGCGCATACAGGGCTAAAAGGGATAGAGCCGACGTGTTCTATCGCGGTGAATTCAACGCGCAATCACTCGGAATGGGAATCAACCGCGCTTTGTGGAAGCGTGTGAAAATGTCGGTCTCTTGGGCGCGTATCGGCATGGAGAAGTTCACAGACCGTATCATCATCGACAACACGGATATTCCCCCGCATGTCAAAAGCCAGCTCATGAAAGCTCTTCGCAACGCGGTCGTCTATGGGCAGGGAGTTGTCGAGGTGTCACCATCGCAGCGTCTCAGGGTGCTGAACCCCATGAAGACCACTGGTGTTCTCGACGATTACGGAGATACCGCGTTCGTCATGTATCAGGACAGGGAAAGCAAAGCATACACTTGGAATAGCAGCATTGTTAACGTTAACAATCCGGATAATGTCGCCACGCTGCCCGGCACCCCGTTCGTTCTCGCCTACAACTGGGACGAAGACCACCCATGCGGGCAAAGCCGTATCACCACCCCCCTTGTCCGTATCATCAAGTCGAGCGTGAGGAACCTTGTGCGCTCAGAGGTGGCAGCCGAGTTGCAAGCCTTCCCACTCACTTACGCCATCAACGTCCTAGATGACCCCACGCAAGACGTGGGCTATGGGCAATTGAGCGACGACGAAATGGCGCAGCGGGAAAAAGACAAGGAAGCGTCCAAGGAGAACGTGCGCAGGTGGGCTAGTGGAATGGGGGACATTCTCAGCCTGAATTCAGACCCCGACACCGGTTTGGAACCGAAACTAGGACAATTGCAGCAATTGACCCTAGAGCCATTGAATTCGCAGACACGACAGCTCGCGTCTATCGCAGCAGCGGAAATGAACATTCACCCCAGCGAACTCGGTGTCTATAATTCCAACCCCACAAGCGAACAATCCCTTTACTCGTCCAAAGAGGACTTGATATTGGAGATTCAACGGTTCGAGGACAGCGTGACCGAAATGCTGAACAGGATTCTAGACGCAATGGGGGTTGAAGCCACTGTCTCGTTCGCAGACCCCGCGACCCCAAGCCAAAGCGTTCGAGCCAACTCGTTCAGCCAGATTGTCGCCACGGTACCTGAGATAACCCGGTTCCCGGAGGGCTTGAAATTCGCAGGACTCCCCCCTGAACTGACGGATAAGGTCATAGCCGAACGAGAGAAGAACGGGGAGCCACAGACCCAACCCAGTCAACCCGGTTCGATAGCAGCCCCCAGCGGCGGAGAGGACAAGAATGCGCTCGCCTAACTTCCACGGATTCAACGATTTCTTCGAGATTCAGAAAGAGCCTTGGGAGCGTCTCGGCAAACTCCCCACGTCCAACGGCACCATAGAAGACGATTTATACATGGAGCCACTACCTCAACCGCCAGCGTTGTTCGCTTCATCGGACGCGCCACAATTGACCCCAGCGAACCAAGAGGAGCCGACTGCGGCGGGAGTGAACCTTTATTTGGATTACACGGGGGACACCACCAAGGTGGGTGACATCGTTCACCGCGCGGTCACTGGCGAGACGTTCAACGTGTACAAGGTCGAGGATTACCTTATCCCCGTTGCCCACGTCACCCGCTGCATATGGTTGAAGAAAGGCTGACACTCATGGACGCTAGGAACATCGAGGAGCGTTGGACGGAATATCTCGCAGCGAATTCCACCATAGACGTGAAGCTGAAAATGCCCGACACGATGAAGACCACTCCGGTGGAGATTTATTGGGTTGCCACCCAAGACATCACCCCCAACTCCCGGTGGGTTTCCACGGCAAGCATCGCAACGGATTGCATCAGTACCAAAGGCAAGGCGACCGCCCTCACTTATCTGGAAAACCTCAAGAACGTCGTGAGGTCTATCCGTGTTGACATGAACGACGTTTTGGACGCGAAACTCACCGGCGTTGTCTATTCGTATGATGAGAACCGGAAAATGTACGGGTATAAGACGACCGTGCAGATTAAGTACAGGGATTACGCGGGGTAATCATGGCAGCGAACATTGGTTTGGATTCGGCGGGAGCCTTGCTGAAAGAGGTCAACAGCCAACTCGACGCGTCCGGTTTGACCCCCGAAGGTCTCGCAGCGGGCAAATTCAAGATAGTCATCAAGAACACGAAACGGCGCGACCGGTTCTGGCTATCGCAATATGCGAGTACCAAGGGCGAAATGGGCAGCAACATTGCCGCGCAATGGGACGACGCACTGAACAAAGCCAACGCGGAAGCGTATAACCTCATGAGGTCGATTGGTAGACCGCGACCGAGTGACCCGAATTATGCGCGGGGTGCGTTCGGGAAGGCGGGGCAACCCTCGGGCACTTTCAGGGGCACCGCGTGGCTACGTTGGAAATACGACCATCAGATAGTCGCGGGGAAGAACAACGGCAACCCGATTACCACGCCATTGGGCACCGCGTTCCTCGGCAACCTACTCGACCGTTACATCTCGTCCACGATAACGGGCGCACAACGTGGCTGGGTGTCTGCTGGCGGTAATGGCGTGAGAGCACTGGGAGGCTTGTAAATGGTGGCGAGAAAAGCGAAGAACCCGGACAAGTACGGGAACAGGGACACGCGCCACAGGCTCAGGCAGATTATTCTTCAAAGGGACTCAATCTGCTATCTTTGCGGCGAACCGGTGGACAAAAGCCTACCAAAAACACATCGCATGAGTGCCGAGGTCGAGGACGTTGTGCCGGTGTCACGCGGCGGGAATCCAACCGACATCAACAATCTGCGATTGGCGCATAAAGCATGTAATCTTAAGAAGGGGAACATGAGTTTGGACGCTTTCATGGCTACCCGAAATTTATTGGACACATCAAGAAAGTGGTGAAGAATGAGCGAGAGCAAACTTCCAGAAGGTTTCAGCGACGAATTCTATGCGACGGTCAAGGATTCTAAGGAATTCACGCGTCTCACTAACGTCATGAGCAAGAACGCTGAGAAGAAGATTAACGGCAAGAACTTCTTCTTCCTCCGTGACATTTCGGCATTGAACAGCGCCATCAAGAAGCACAAGGAACCGGA